GTACACAGGAAGCAGCTCCAGCAAAGAAAGAAGAGAAGTTAGACTTACCAGAAGATTTTGAACCCTAGGAGATAAAATGACATTGATTGGCTTTGCTTTAATTATTGCTTCGTTATACTACACTTCCAAGCAAATGGAAAAAGGTTTAACGGTTCTAAACAACTCAGCTGTAAGAAGAACCGTTAAACCTTCAGCAATGCAAAAGACTAAAAAGAAACGTTAGTCCCAAAGACTTCTGTAGTACTTGCCAAACAACCGTAGACCGTTGTCGATGCGCTCGTGATGTCTATCTAAACCTTCACGGTCTACTTTAACTTTTGCAACTTGGTCCATTAAGAGTGCGTTTTTATCTACCTCAGAATGGTCATAGAATTTGCCATCACTATTGTCATCAATAATTTGAGAATGAGCCCAGATCATTTCGTCCATGACCCATTCCCATTTCATTTCATTAAGCTCATCAATAGTTTCTTGAACTGCTTTTTCTTTTTCAGGAAACAGCTCTAACTGATTCCAATCTTGGACAGTAGATGTACGATATTTTTCTGGCACATCAATGTCATCTACAATAGGATACCCATGCTTATTGTCTTTTAGTTTTTTAAGAAGAGGCACTACAATATAAGACAATGTAGTGTCTGCAGACCAGTAATCCCAATTGTCAATTTTTACGTAAACAGTACGATTGCGTTTAGATTCTACCCAACGCAAAAAGCGATATAAAAGACTATCATCATTCTTACCAGCTAAAAACTCACCAAACTTATCTACGCGCTCGTCTTCATACTTGTCCATCCAAAACAGAATCTTTTCTGCTAATTGGTATGGACCAAAGTAGTTGACATAAGGTCCCATGTAAACTTTCATTTTTTAGCTACTCGATCTCTCAATTGTTTAGAATTATTGATAATTGTGAGTTGTGTATTTTCAACCTTAAAGGTTATCTCATCATCGACACGCCAATCTTCTTGCTGTAACATTTCTTCCGGAAATGTCAAAAGAAGCTCTTCAGCATTGTCTGGGTTTTCTATAACTTCACCTACAAAGTAAGTTTTACGATTCATATTACCTCACACTATGAGAACGTTGAACTGTAACATGCGAACCAGGATGATAACTCATAATTGTTGTGTAGTTAATACCATCCAATTGATATGTTACTTGATAAGAACTAACCCGTTGAACATATTCTGAAGTGTATTGCAGGCCACAATGTAATGAAGTGCCATAAGACGGAGGTGTGTTGTTTACTTGTCCCATATGAGAACCAATAAGCACACCTATACCAGTGAGAGCAGCCCTATTAGAAGAATCTCTACCAACTTCAGAACCAATAACGCCACCAATAATACCGCCAACAATAGACCCATTATTATTGCCAGGATGATAAGAAGGCACTTGAGTACAAACATTACGAGGGACTTGAACATGCTCGCTGCTCACTATGGGTTGAACATTAATTACAGGGGCTGTAACAATTGCTGCACTAACAGCTGAAGCAAGTAACATAGATGTAGCCATTGATATCTCCTTTAATGATTACATTATATATTATTTCACAAAAACGTCAACTGTAACTTTTTGTAGTAACTTTAAGTGCGTCTTTTCTCATTAAAAAGGTACGGTTTTCATTCTCTGGTTTAAACACAGTTACGTAGTTTACTCCATCAATATTTTTAAGGTTAGAGTAATCTTTACAGTACCATGTTTCAGAGTTAAGTGGATTAACTAGTACAGTTAGTTTTGGTTTAGTAAATTGCTTTTTCATACAAAGGCCATCTCATAGTAGTTTCTTTGACTAACTTATCAATCTTTACTACATCATACCCAACTATTGCTTTTATGTCAAATGTATCTTTTTCTTTCGGTATAGCAACGTGATCACAAGGATACTCATTCATTATTCGATACAACACATAGTCACGCTCTATGAACATATTTAAAAGGTCTTTAGACGTTTTACCAAAAGCATTTAAATGATGCTCTTCAATCTCAACAACTACAACAGGTCTGTAAGCAGAAAGGTGTTTATCACCTCCTAAGATAACGTTACATTCACTGCCTTGCACATCCATCTTAATAAGAGTGGTTGGTATATTGATGTCGTCTAGTGTAAAGGAATCTACTGCAACAGAAAGATCATCAAGTGTAGATGCCTCTTTTTCAATTTTGCAATTGCCAGAATTTCCCCAGTCAATCTTTTCCATTACAAACTTACTTTTTTTATCAGTACATACTTTGTTTATTGCATCTACGTTCATACAACCATTAAGCAAAAGATTAGAACAAAGGTTGTAGTAAACTTCTTTTAAAGGTTCAGCAGCAATGACCAAACCATTTTTAGCTAGTTTGGAAAGTGTAACAGTGTGGTATCCAATGTTAGCACCAAGATCAATTACGTTATCATTCTCACCAACAAAGAAATTAAAAAGATAGGTTAAGTGAGGTTCATAACTTTTTTTGGAGCTAATTATTTTTTGACTATTATCTCCAATCTTAAGAAGAAAACTTTTGTCAAGTAAACTGTAAAGACAATAGTTATTCATTTTGGATTCTTCCACAAAATATCCATGTGTGTAATAAACATATCATTAAACTTGTCAGTAAAATACCCAGGAAAATGTTTAGGAACGGCTTTATGAAATTCTGGAAAAGAATAAGGAACTAATCCTAAAGAGGATATTAAGGGTATAACTTCATGTGCTAATTTAGCCCCTGTGTTGAAAGAAAAGAAAGGAACTTCTATAAGCAAAAACTTACATTTACTAATTAGATTCTTAGCACCCTCAACAATATCATACTCTGAACCTTGAGTATCTACCTTAATAAAATCAAACGTTCTTCCTTGAAAAAAATCATCTAACTTAACAACTTGAATTTCAGCTTCCGTAGTGTTGTTTTCATAGTGAACTGTCTGTTCAAGATAAAACGAATTTCCAGTACTTCCTGGATTACTGGAGTTTAAATAGAATTTTTTTATTCCAGTAAAATTAGAAGCTCCAACGTTGTGTGTTTCAAATCCCAATTCTCTTAAGTTAGCTATATGAACTGGCGAGGGTTCTAAACAAACAACTTCAGCCCGGTACCTTTTTCTGAAATCATTAGCAAAATGACCAGCATTAGCTCCAACATCTAAACAAGTGGAGACAAAAGAATCTAGTTGGTAATCCATTACAATACAGAGGAAACTACTAAGCCACTACCAAATACAGAGTTGTATTGATTATAAAGTTCTTGAACAGGTTCCTCAGTCCAGATTACAAAACTCTCACCAATGTTAACTGTGTGTTGTTTTGTAAATGAAGCATAAGGAATGAGAGCCATCATTGGCTGCTCAGAATTACTACGAGAAGGGATTAGTTGTAATAGACAGGGTTTTTTAACTGTGTAGACACCAAGACCTGAATCTTGTAAAACATCACCAATAAGTTCTTCACCTGTCGACAGCTTTAGGATTTTTATCATATAGACTTTCAATAAAAGAGTAAGCAGATTCTTCACTGTAAAACATTTTAAAAATTCTTTCAACTGTCTTTGGATTGTAGCAAACGATCATGAGTTGATCGTCGAGAGAACTGGCTTTGATAAACCAGTCCCCTCTACGCACTGTGCCTAAAGAACAGTAAACAGCTCTCAACTACATTTTCCTTAAAATTTCTTCCGCTTGTCTGGTACGAATCTCAACTATAATATCATACAAGCCATTAAAGAAATTATTTATCTTGATCAACATCAGCGTCCTCCGCTAAAAATTTAGGATTACCTTTAGCATAATTAGACACTGTAGAAGGTTCATCAGCAATATCAATCTTACGAGGCTTACGGTGCTCTGGAATAATCTTTTCTAAGAAAATCTTTAACATTCCGTTGAACATCGCCGCATCTTTGATTTCAATTTGATCATCAAGTGCAAAAGTACGAGTGAAAGCACGATTAGCAATTCCTTTAAATACAAAGTTTTCAGTATCATCAGCGGCATTGCCTTTGATGACGAGTTTATTGTCTTCTAACGTGATTTCAATGTCTTGCTTAGCAAACCCAGCACAAGCAAGCTCAATGACATACTTGTTTTCACTAATCTTCTTAATGTTGTATGGAGGATAATTAGGAACGTATTTGGTCAAATCATCATGTAGTTTGGAGATACGGTTGTAAGTATCATCAAAACCAATA